CGTTTTTGTATTCTCTATACCACGCACTCGTTTGGCTTGTTACCTCTTTTTGGTCAACACTTACACTAAATGTGCAATTTGTAGAACACGAAAACGGAATATCCCTACCTTCAGGATAAGTCTCCGAAGCTGGTTCGTGATAATACAACATTATATTATTGCCCTGTATATTCTCTGCCATATTGCAAATTTAATGTTTTATGTATTTATGTATTGTATTGTTTCAGTTGAATCATTATCCTCATCGGTAATTTCTATAATTTGCATTGAATCAACCTCATCTATTTGTGGGATTATACTACCCCTATTTAAAAGAAACTTTTTACCATCATAAGATAAAGGAGTTGAAATTTGGTCAGTAACTGTATAAACCTTGTCTAAATAGTTTAAGCCTTTTTCAGTTTCAAACTTACCTAAATCTCCTTCTAAAGTGCCAAAATTTTTATTTAATAAATTTGAATATTGCCTAGCTATCAACATTTGAAGATATAAAAATTCTTCAGTTGTATTTGGGTATCTATACCAATTTTTAAGAACTTGATTTGATGCGTTAAAAAATACTCCTAAATTATTTGAATCAGTTAAACTGCTAGGTGTTCCGTAAGGTTGTGTTAAATTTTTTGTTGGCACATCTTCACTTGATATTTGTCTAATTACATTTAAAGAACCTTGAGTTCCAATATTTTGTTCAATTTTAAAATCGCTTATATTAATATCTGAAAAGTCATTATATGTATATATTTTAATTCTAACATATCCTATTATAGTTACTCCTGTTGGATTATCAACACTAAATAAATTTATTTCTTTTGAATAATTACCATTTGTATATGAATCATTAGGTTTATTTACATCAATAAATGTTTGACTTGTTTGCCAATAATTAGATGAATTAAAATAATATATAGGGTCTATTAATGATTTTTGAATACTAATTTGCATTTTAACCTTTTCAAAAAACATACGATATACAAATGATATTGTAAAACTTGGACTTACTATATAAGGCAAATAATTCAATGTTGTACCATCCCCCATTTGCATAGACACTTCAGTATCAAGAAAAGAACTACTTAATTTTACTATATTTGATTGATTTTCTGGTACTACTTCTATATATACATCATTTGTTATACCATAACTTCCAATTAATAACCAACCATATAAAGATGTTGGAGTATTTAATCCCTTAAAATTACCATTATGAGCATAGTTATCAGGGAATGAATATGTATGTCCTAATATTAATTTAGGATAACCTTTTCTAATTATTTTAGTTTGCGTGTTATTTACAAAATGAACATTACCACTTGCGTATGGATTAATAGTTACATCTTTATTAAATACACCACTTCCAGCATTTGATACAGTTGGATATATTGCATAATTAGTATAATATCTTGTATCATTTGCCATTTCATTTATAGCTAATATTTGCCATTTGCCATCCGATTGAAATAGTCTACAACCAAAAGATTTAATTATATTATCTAATACTTCGTAATAAGTCAAACCTTGATAATCACGTCTATATTGATAAGTTTGGTCAAATGGTTCTTCAGATGAAGCATCTGCTCTATTATACATTCCTTCAGCATAATATGAACAAGAAGTTAAAACTTGAATTGGGTCAGGATAAGCTATAACATTTAAACATTCTGCAATTATGTCCATTAGATTTTCAGCAGCATTAATGCTTTTTAATTCGTAAAAGTTAAATTTAGTATTCTCTAAAAATGATAAACCATCAATTGCAACTAAATCAACTTGAACATATCCTGTTGTAAAAGGCACTTGAACATAATCATTAAATAAAAATCCTACCCAAAGTGGGTAATCTATATCAACTGTATATACTTTAACAAAATACTTTCTTACATCAAAGTTTAATAAATCAGGAAAATCATCATAATTTTCATCCGATACAAGAAATGAAATATTTAATTGAGATGAAATAATTGCTGCCAATGGTTCATCTTCACTTGCATTAGAATTTAATTGAATATTTACTGCATCGTAATTTATAACTAAATCACCTGTGTAATCTTTTTCATAAATATTTACATAAAGATTACTTCCATCCCTTAATGCTTGTGTTAATGTATATTTTATTCCGTATGGCATTATACTAAACTTATGTTTTGACCTTTTAAGAATGAAGATTTCTGCGTTCTATTTATTGCTACTAATAAATCCTGTCCTCTTAATACAAATGAACCGCCTCCAGCATTTCCGCCACCACTCATTGCACCTGCACTAAATGTAGTGTTAAGCATTCCACTTAATTTACTTAAAGGCATAATTGCCTCTGCTCCTGCCTCACCTATCATTCCTATTTGTGGACTCATTACAATACCACCAGCAGCGTGTTTTTGACCCATTCCTAATAAACCCATAAGTATATCAAAGAATCCTTTTCCACCTGCTGCCGCTCCTACTGCACCACCTGTACCTATTGTAATTGCTCCTGATATTGCTGCAAATATTTGTGCTCTAATTATAGCAAATGCTAAATCTTCTGCAAATTGTAATACTGAATCGCTTAATGATTTAAATACATTTTCACCTTGTTTAATTGCTTGAAATGCACTTTGTAATGAACCCGTAATATTACCAGCCATATCCATTGCAAATGAATTAGCAGCATCTCTTGATTTCTTAAAGTCATCAGCAATTTTCTTTGTAAATTCAGTTACTTCATTTTTAGTTGTATTAATTTTTTTCTTATTAATTATCTCACTTGTAAATGCTAATTGTGGCTTACCAAAATATGAACCATCTGCACCTTTTAATTGATTTCTTGCTTGTTGCTCTAAATCTGCATTATAAGTTTCATCTTTTATTATTTCTTTAGGTGTTAACGCTTTAAGAATTTTAATTGCAGGAGCAGTATTAATATTTTTTAACTTATTAACGTACTCTTGCCATATTTTTTCTGATTCAATAAAATAATCTTTTTGATTTATTATTGATTCATCAAATAATGTAAGATTTCTTTTATTTGCATCTTGATAATCTTTTGTTGCTTCAACTAATGGGTCTTTTTTTGTTGATGTTTTCCCATCAGTAGTTTGAACTGATGTTTCTTGTAATAAATTTTTATATGTTGCTGATTCAACTCTAGCTTTATCAGCTGCAAGTTTTTTAGCAGCATCATCGTATTTTCTATTTACTTGCCCTTTTAAATAATCAATTCTTTTTTGATATGCTCCAGCTTCAGCTTTATAAAATCCTAATCCAATACCTTTATCTAAATCGTCTAATTCAGCTTTTCTTTGCTTTTTTTGTTCAGCTTCTTGTGCATATATTAAATCTAATTGAGCAGTATTATTCTTTTCTTTTGCAATTGCATCTCCTTGTATTGCTGCATTATTTACCAATGATTGATAATACGCTTTATCTTGACCTATTTTTGCATTTTTAATAGCTGTATCATCAGCATATAATGCTTTTAATTTTTTAAGTGCTTCTTCTTGTTGATTTACATCTTTGCTATCGCCAATAATAGTTGCATAAATAATACCCTTTGTTCTTTTCGTTTGTTCTCCACCAATTAATTTGTATAATTCATTAGCAGTTTTAGCTAATTCTTCATTAAATGTTTTTAAATCTTCGGTTGGACCTTTAAAGAATTCACTTATTTCTTTACTAAATGTAACCGCTAATGAAGATACTACACCAATAGCAACACCAATACCTGCTGGTCCCATTAACCCTGAAACCATTGCTTGTAACGCCTTTTTAGTACCACCTTCCGTTTTTGCTAATCGTTGAAACGACTCAACCATAGGATTCAGGTTATTAGCAATACCCATAATACCATAAGGAGCATCTTGGGCAATTCTTGAGAAGTTAATCAATGATTGAGAAGCATCGCCAATTGGCTTACCAGCCTTCTGCATATTCATCTCAAGAGTGCCAATAGTAGTATTTAAAGTTTTAATCTCATTATTGAGCATATTAATCTCAATAGTGTTCGTAGATTTCTTTAATTGTGCTTGAAACTCCCTTAATAGATTTTGAGATTTTTGCAATTCAGCTTGCATCTCACTAATATCCATCCCAATCCTGACATCAAAACCAACATTCTCTGCCATAATATTTTAATTTACTCCGTATAACTTTAATGTCCTTGCCAATTGGTCTTTTGTTAGCATCACTTTTTCTTCTTCTATATCTACATCATCAATCGCAGGTATATGCCAAAAAGACTTTATGCTTTTGGGTGATTTTTCAGCGGTGCTACTTAAATATACAATATAGGCAAGGTTTCTAGTCCTTGCCCATTCGTTTAACTCTTGTTTTTCTTTACCCATTACGATAATAGAAAAGTCTTTCCAAGTCATACCCCAAAACTCATTGGGTCTTATATTGCATTCAGCAGCTTTCACTAAAATATCATCCCATCCTAGCTTTATTAGGCTTTTTTTTTTCTTCTTTAGGTGTGCCTTGTACTGTTGTAATTGTATTTTCAACAATATACTTCAAGTATAAAAGAACTTGACCTTTAGGATTAAAAATACCGCCTATTTCATCAATCCAATCGCAAACTTCATCTTCAGTAAATTCTACTTCTTGTTTGTTACTTATACAAGCCGATTTATAACCGATATGTATTAATTTAACAATATTGTTTAAATCATACTGATTGCTGCCTAAAAATTCAAAGTATTGGTCAATAGTAATGTCTTTTGCTTTGCAAAACTCTTTCATTGACCAAGTACCCCATTTTAGTTGAATTGTGTTGTTGTTTAGTTTTAATTCAAACATAGGTTATTGATTTACGCTTGTTCAGTTTGTGCAATTGGTGGAACACATACTACAAATGTTGCAGTAAATTTCACATCATCTTTATCAGCAGCAGTTACATCAAAGTCGCTAATAAATACAGTGCTTGTTGAAAGACCACCATAATACACATCACCAGCAGCAGGACTTGCTTTACCCATTTTAATAGTAAATTGAGTTCTTGCAGCGTGAGCAGCATACAATTGTTGGTAAGAATCCTTACTAGGAGTTCCTGTTTCATCAATCGCAAAACCATCACATTTAAAAGATTGTGTAAATGCTGGACCAGCTTGAAATTGGTCTCCACATTTTGAAGTTGCATCAATAGTGTTAACAGTTGATGTCAATGAGTTTGTTGTTAAACAAGCCACAGGTATAAAAGTTGTACCTCCAGCTAAATCTGCTAAAAGGATATAATCCCTTGCTGATACTTTAGTTTCTGCCATTTTATTTTAATTTTGAGTGATTATTATATTATATGTTATTATTGTTCTAAATACGTTGTCCAAAGGGTTTAAACCATCTAAATTTCTAATTGCACTTACTACTAAACTTGAAGCATAAAACCCATTTGATAGGGTAATATTCGTGTCGGAGTTAATTGCAGCTAGTATTAAATCGCTTATTGTTTCGGCTCTTTTATATCCAAAGTTACTATTTTTTATGACAATGTCAACATCAATGGCAACCGCATTGGTGTAACTGATTTTACCTTGTTCCTGACTTGAACTTCTGCCACTCATAATGATATATTCATTAGGTGCAGATTCAAGTGCTATACCATCATAAACAGGCAATGCACTTGCACTACCTAAATTGGTATAAAACCATTTCTTTATTTCAATATTAGGATTTAGCATTTAGTATTTTTTTTATGTTAGTTTTCAACTTTGGTATTTCTTGCTCGTATGCTGGTATTAAAAATGGTTGTGGTCTTAATCCTTTTCTTAATATACTTAACGCAATAGCATAAGCAGCTGCCTCGTTTTGCTTTTGTTGTATAGATTTATTACCTGTTCTTCTGCCTGTTTTTACACTATAAGTGCCAACAATACCCTTTCTTTTAACCCATTCCACTAATGCTTTAAGTAATTGTGCAAAAGTGCCACCCTTACTACCTTTAAATTGACTAGCAAATTGTTCATAACCTGAAGGTATTGTTACCTTACCACCTGTTCCAAATTCAATATAAGGTGCATAAGATAATTTAGAACCTATTGTAAATACCAATTTACCTTTTGTTAAATCCTCTTTTAATTGAATTGAATTTCTTAATGTGCCAATATTTACAGGAGCATATTTCTTTGCGTTAGTTTGAATATTTAATGCAGATGCGTTAAATTCATCTAACACATCGTTTTGTATTCTTTCGGACATTTTATTTATTTTGTCCATAAGAACATCAACACCACTTACATCAAAAAATATCCCTGCCATTATGCGTACATTAATATTTCGTAAAATCTAAACTGATTTTCTACATCCTTGATTGAATGGATTGTGTACATTTCCCCTTCAGCCTCTATTTTGTACATATTGTTAATTGTTACATCGTACCTGATAAATAATTTAGCAGAACGAGTAAAACTCAATTGTGCCTCTAACAATGCTCTATTCTCATCCATTGGTCTAAAATCCCCAAATACAACCTCTTGTAAGGCATAGGTAGTTGTGTAGCCACCTTGCCCATCAGCGGTGATTGTAGGCACATATAAGCCTATTTCCGAGTACATTGTATTCGCATCTACATAGTTTGATTTCTTGCTTCCTAATCTCATAATATTGGGCTTAATCTTGTCCAACGCTGACACGCTCTCCAAGTTTTTTCACAAATACCTGTATTTGAATCTAATCCTCTATTCTCGTAATCGTAGCTTACTTGGTCTAATATAGCAATCTTTAAATCGTTTGGAATGGTTGTATATC